TCGTACGATCTCATCTACGGCCAGCGTGGACCACAGACTGCCCTTGATGGTGAAAACATCGGTTCCAGCAACGGCCGTGACCGCTGCGGCATCCCCAGCATCGTAGGTAATCCGAACGGCGCCAATCCTAGAATCAGCGGTTGGCCAAGATTGACTTTCGGCCAAAGCGATTCTCGTGACCGTCCCGAGATCAACCACGTAGAGTGAACTGTCGACCGTCTGCCAGGTGCCTGCCGTGTCGATGTAGGTGATGGAGACCACCTTCAGCACCGGACCGAACTCCAACGACAGCACGTCATCGGGGAACTCGTCCAACGACATGCGATACCGCGTGGCGATCAGCGTACGGTTGCACGCCGTCTCCGCGAAGCGACGTGCCGCCCGCATGTAGGCATCGAGATCCGCATCGTCGATCGACACGTCCTGCCGCACTTGCGAACGGGCAGCAGCGATGTCAAGCGGCAAAGCCGCGGGCTGGACGATGCGCTCGATGTTCATTGCGCGGCCCGCTTAGCCTTGATCTGCGGACGGACCGACTCAACGGGAGCAGGAGACTCACCCGCGTCTTCGTCGTACGGTTCTGCCCAGTCGCTGATGTGCGGCGCAAGGTAGTCGCTGATTTCGACGATTTCGCCTGCCTTGAAATCCGTCACGGTCACGCCGTCTTGCGCGCCGCGGAAGTCAAGAATGACTTTGAACGTCTTCATACCGTCTCCTTCGGACCCAGGTGTTGTTGCGCGATCGGCGCAGAGTGATCGTAGTTCTTCTCGATCTCGGCTGCCGTTGGCAACGTGGCGCGCGGCTCGAACTTGATCTTCAAGGCCCCGTCTTGAGACACGTCGAACTGCACGTCGAGAGTGTCGTAGCCGTACAGACGTGCGGCACGGCTTGTGTTCGCGTCCATCAGCGTCGTGTTCTTCGGCAGATGGATCTTGATCCCTCGCGCGTGCGCCTGGCCAAGCCAGAACTCGACACAGGCCCGACCCTTTTCAGCGTCGTGCGTGTTTGCGTAGGTGAAGTCCATGCCGAACAGACTGAGTTCGGTCACGCCGATGTGAATGGCAAACGCCACAGCGTAGGCTGCCGTGTTGTTGAAGTAGTCGTGCCCGAGGTGATTAAGCACGTCTTCAAGCGGGAACTCGACCAGTGCCGGGTAGTCGGGATGATTGCGGCTTGTCACGACGGGCACCTTGCTCGTCTTGATCCACTTGAGCATGGCCGCGATGTTCGATGCAGGGGCGGCGGCAGCGCGAATCTCCTGGATTCGAACATCGTCCATGTGGAACACCAGATCGCAGTCAAAGACGTTGCCGAGTGCGTTGACCGCCCAAACCTCATCGCAGAACTTCGACCGTCCGCCTTGCCGCTTCACGATGTCGGTGTACTGATCGACGCTCGGGCCAAGGGCAATGATGGCGACATGCTTGCCTTTCGGATCTTCTTCTTCGATTTCACACCGCTCACACACCGCGATCAGGGTTCGGCCCCGCACGTTCGGTTCGACGGCTGACTCCGGGCCTTCTTGCCCGTGCCATTCCATCGCCGACCACCCGCATTCGCGCAGCAGCGCTGCGAACTCGTGCTTGGTGTAGTGCCTGAAATGAAAAGCCGTCGTGATTCCGGGTTCAGGCGAGAACGGCATCACGTCTTCGTTTGGCACGCTGCAGTACAGGACAGGCGCAGCGGCGCGCAGTGCCTTCAGCAGCGGTCGCGGATCTTCGATGTGCTCAATCGTCTCGAATGACACGGCCGCATCGTATTCACCCAGTTCGCCAGGCGAGTTGCCGTCAGCCACGGAGAACGTCGTGTTGTGCCAGAGATAGTGCTGCTTGGCGTACTCGATCGCTTCGGCATCGATGTCAAAGCCGCTTACGGTATTTCCGGCCACGGCGAGAATACGGCTACCGTAGCCAACTCCGCAAGAAAAATCAACTACGCGGCTGCCCTTGGCGAGACGCTTGGCAACGAACTGATAGCGCTCGACGTGATCCTTTCGGATGCCGTCGATCGTGGGTGACACTTGTCTTTCTCCGTGCTTCATTTGTGGGTTCTCTCTCACCAGAGGGTTGAATGAAAGCCGGTTACGTTTATCCGGCGCCGAATGGGTGAGCACTCGGCCGTGGCTCGATTACGGGTTCGAAGTCGGCGCGTTGAACGGGTTGTGCAGCACAGCCGCCGCCCCGACAACACCTACCGACGTGACGCCGGTTTGCACCGCGTTCAAACGCACGTAGCGCTTGTTGCCGACGTAGCCGAGACGCTTGAACACCTCCTTGGTCGTGCCGGCAGTCCGCGGGGTTGCCGCAGGCAAGCTGGCAAGGGCTTCAGTGCCCAGCAGGGAAGTGTCGGCCACGCTCGTCAGGGTGCCGGTCACGTCGCCCTCAAAGGCAACCACCGTCACGACGGTGCCCGTGGTAGTGACTGCCCCGTACCCGATGACGAACTCGACGCCACCGTACCCCTGCCGGTCAATCACCACGCCTGTTTTCGTGGCGTTGGCGCCGATCGCAGCAGGGACGATTGCCGTCACCACGCGAGTGTTGTTGTGCAGATCGTTCACGATTGATTCCTTTCAAATTCAGTTCAGAGGAAGACCGCGAATTAGGAGCCGGTCACGAAAGCCATCAACTTCACGGCTTCGAAGTTCGAGATCCCGCCGCCGAAACGACGACGGAAGTTGAACTTGGTCTGACCCTTCGCAGTGATGTTGTCGCGGATCAGCGTGGTGCCGGCGCGGTTGACGATCGTGTAGGCACGCTTGAAGTTGCCGTAAGCCAGGGAGTACGAGGCTGCGGCCAGCGCGGGCATGTTGTCGTCGATCTCCACAGGCGAACCCAGGAAGCGGCCACCGAAGGCTGCGGCGGGGTCCGGCTGCCACAGGTAGTAACTGCCGCTGCCGTCCTTCATCTGACGCATGACACCAAGCGTCGTGTCGTTCGTCAGCCAGACGGCCCCCGGACGGTACTGCGACTTCAGTGCATGCTGCAGGTTGATGACACGATCAGCAGGAGCAACCGACATGAACGCACCAGACTTGCCCGAGCGGATGTAGCCGACAGATCCCCACGTGTACGACGAGTTGATCACGTTGGTGTACGCGGTGATGCCGCGAGCCTTGCCCACGCCGTTGCCAGTGATGAACTCAGCATTGGCGCCTTCAGCGAAACCGATCGCGGCCTCGTCGGCCAGGTCCGATTCCAGGTTGACCCGCGAATCGGCCAGCGTCTCGTTGTGCACCCACGGCTCGACTTCAGCCGGGAACACCTCGATCTCGACTTGCGCGTAACGCGGCTCGGTGGTCTCGCCTGCCGTCGCACCGTTGGCAACGCGAGCCATGGCCATGCCGGAAGTCTTGACCAGCTTTTGCCACTTCTGCACGCCGATGGTGACGGTGTTCGCCAAGCGGGCCATTGCGCCGATGGTTCCGACAACGCGGTCGATCGCCATGTCCATCTCAGGCATGATCAGGTAGCCGCCGTCGGGATCTGACGTGGAGTTCATCGCCTTGCGGCCGGACTGCTTCAGCGAGTGCGAGTCGCCTTCGCCAGTGCGGAGGTAGGAACCGAACGCCTTGCGGTACTCGGCCTGTTCCGGCGTGTCTTCCTGCTTGCCGCCGTCTGCGCGCGGACGATTCGCCTTCTTCTCGATCTCGGTCATCTGCTTGGCGATGTCTGCGAGATCGGTGTTGATCTTGGCGACCTTCTCGGTCAGATCAGCAGGCGCGTAGCCCTTGGCTTCGATCGCCTTCAGGCGTTCGTCGTTGGCCGTCTTGAAGGCTTCCCACCCGCGGCCCTGATCTTCAATCAGGGTTGCGATGTCTTTGAGTTCCATGATGCTTCCTTTTTCAGGTTGGTTGAATCTGACCTTACGCGGTCAATGTTGCGCCGCGACTTTTCAGTGCGGCGGCGATGCGGTTCAGCCCTTCATCAGCCTCACGCTGTTTCAGGATGGCACCTCGACGGTTGAGAGCGTCTGCGATGAGTTGCACATCACCACCGACGACATCTCGCTTTCCGAGGTTTTTCACTTGCGCGACGAGAGCTTTCGCTTCGTTGCGACTTAGGCCACCGGCATCACGCAGGTAGTCTTCAACGTCACTCAGAGATCCAATGGCCTCAATTATGGACTTACTGCTCCCCGGCTCCGCTCGACGCGCAATTGTGTTGAGCGACTTGGAGTTCGGGAACACATCGGCCAAGGCTTTGACGGATGCCAAAACATTCGACGTGACCATGCGCGGTTCCATCGGGGTGACGGTCAACGAATCGCGCATCAGCGGCCATTCGACGATCTCGCCGCTGCTCTTCTTGCGCACCTTGCCGCCCACGGCCTCACTGGACGTGCCCATGACGCCCATATCGATCAGCGGAATGAGGTACTGCATGTAGGCGGCACGACGATTCAGAACGCGCTCGACGAAAACTCCAATGTCATCGACCTTTGCCGACTTCCAATCGGCAATGCCGAGCACGTTGTTGTGATCGTTGCCTGTGTCTTCGGGATCGCGCCCGTGCTCGAAGTCCTCGTACAGCATTCCGAGATCGGTGTAGTTGCTGTCGAAGCGGGTGTTCTTGGTGAAATAGTCACCCTCCAAGTCGCGCCCGCCGAAGAGGATCATGTAATTCCCGACCCTCAATTCGGTGTCGGACTTCGAGATGGTCTTCAAGGGATTCATTCTGTCTCTCCTTCGGTGTCCGATGGTTCTTGCGGGTCAGTGACGGTTTGATCATCAGGCACGCTGCCGACAATGTTAGCCGGGATGCGCAATTTGTCAGAAGCGGGGTCAGCGTCGGGATTCAGGTCGAGTTTTGCTCGCACCTCATTTGCCGTCATCGCCCCGCCGTTGAGATAACCAAGAAGGCTGTCTTTCTTGTCCTTCATAGAGCCTCGCAAAAGGCCCTCGTCAACGAAGCAGGCGTACAGCCCCTCTTCACGGTCTTTCTCAGTCAGCAGGTTTGCGTCAATTGACTGCTCAATGCGCATGTAAGTGGGGGACAGTCCGTGCACGACATGCGACAAGAACTGCTGTTCTGCAGAGGCATAAGTGGTGTTCTTGGACTCGGCAAAAATCATGATCGGATTGACTTGGAAGTGCCGACAGATCTCTTCAACTTGAAACCGGCGGGTATCAAGCGTCTCGGCGTCGATGCTTGTCATTGCCGTGCTCGTCCATTTGGCGGCCCGGTCCAGCAGCATCGGTTTGCCTGCGTTGTCGGGGCCGCTGATGTTCTCGTCAATCCAGGCCCTGAGTTGCTTGTACTGGATCGAAGATAGCGAACTGTCCACCGAGTAAATGCCCGGGGTGCGAACGCCGTTCCGTTGGGTGCGTGCCTGCTGTTCTTCGATCGCCATTGAGAGGCCGATTGCCTCTCGTGCGATCTGCACAGACTCCAAGCCCATCCACGAGTTCCACGATGGGCCGCGCACATGCCAGATCGACTTTGCGGGGAAGTTCTGGATGCTGCCGTTCTCGGCGCGCACGTCATAGGTGAGAACGAAATTGTCGTCGCGCTTCACCGTGACACTGCCCGGCTCGAACGGGATCAATTCCATGATTCCGGCCCGATTCGAGCGGTTCACGAATGAGTAGTGGTTGCCGCACAAGTCAAGGTGGAACGACAGCATTTCACGATATTCAAAGCTCGTCTGCCAATCGTTCGGGCTCGTCTTGAGCAACTTGAACAGAGGGTGATCCGTGGCCGGCGTGCGCGTCTTTCCGTCAGCGCTTTCGCGCATCAACTTCAACGGAACTTGAGCAAGCCCGTTGGCGCGAACCCGCAGGCAGGCAAAGACGGCAGCAACCTCAATTGCCGTCTTGACGGACACATTCTTGCCGCTTGCCGACGTTGAACGGTTTACCAGATCCCCGAACACGTCGTATGTGTTCAGGGCCTTCTGTCGGCCGATGTTTCGTGCAAGGAATCCCATCAGACCCCCGTGCGACGCGCGGCAGACCAACCGGCGTACAGAAAGAACGAACCTCCGACGATGAAGCCGGACGGGGAATAGATCATGTGCGCGCCATAGGCAACAAGCCCTGCGCCGATAAGCAGCAGAGCGTCGGGCGTTAAGTCGGCGGCAGCCGCCGTCGCGCGTTTCAGCACGGCTTTGACGTGATTCATGCAGCCTTCCAATCGTTTTCCCAGAATGACGCGCCGAGACCTTCAGGATTCAGCGCCATGAGTGCTGCGGCATCGAACAAAGCCATCAGCGGGTCTATTTTCGCAGTTCCGCTCATCGACTTCGTAATCAGGATGGCGTTACCCTTCGGTTCGACCCTTGCGTTACCCACGCACCAGTTCATCATCTCGCTTTGCGCGTGCAGCATGTCGCCACCAGCTAACATGCGTTCTGTGTCCTTTATGGCGCCCATCAGTTGATACCCTTGGGGGATGCCTTGGATCTGATCGGCCTTGAAATCGCGCCCCGGGCTTTCCAGTTCGGAGATCAATGCGCCAATGCCGTGACGGTCAACACCAATGGCGTTCTTCTCGGGCAACAAGCCCTCGTCACGCACCTCGCACAAGATGTTGGCGACTTCGATGATGTCTTGGCCCGGCCGCTTCACGATCGTCAGATCGCCTGCCTTCTCGAAGTCGCGCAGCCGAGGGGCAATCTCCATTCGGCGTGTCAGCACGATCTCGTGCGCCCATGCCTTCGCCCAGACAAGCCACTTGCGGGTCTCGCGCTCGCGCCCGAGCAACACCAGGCCGAGCAAGTCGTCGAGTCCCCCGCCGTCAATGCCTGCAGTTATCACCTCGCTGCGTCGCAGCAGTTCCTTGAAGGTCAAGACGATCGCAGCTTGTTCCCAGAAGTCGGCACCTGCCCAACGGTCGCTGCGTAGGTTTAGACCGATCTCGACGTTGACGTGCTTGGCCAAGAAGCCGCGAACGCTCTCTTCGCCTGATTCCTGAGCCTGAGCCAGCAAACGGATAAGCGTTGGCTCGTCAACGCTGGCCCCCATGTTCGGATTGGTGACGTAGAAGTTCGCCGGCTCAAGATAGGCCTTCTTGGCGAGCATCTTGTCAGGGAACTCGTACAACACAGGACAGAACTGCGGATCAACGATCCTGCCGTCACGCACACCGCGGGCGTACTGCAGTTTCTGCTTGAACACGCCCGCAGGCGGATCGTTACTCTGCGTGCTGAGATAGATCACGCAACCCTCGGGACGGCTCAGCAAGCCGCCGGTGGCCTCGCGAAGCATGTCTTCGGCGTTCACCTTCTTACCAAATAACCAGGTCTCGTCGATGAGAGTCACGATCCACTTCTTGCCGGCCACGGTGTCGCTGTCTGCCGCCACCACCTGCAGCGTCGCCTTTGTCACGCGATGCGTGATGGTTCGGATGTGATCCTGAACATGGAAAAGTTCACTCAGTTCAGCATCAGCCTTGACGGCATCAGCAGCAGGCTTGAATGCGTTGTTGGCGACCTCGACAGTCGGGGCCAAGATGCCGAACTCGCCCGCCTGCCGCCAGTTCAGAATCAAGAACGTCAGCATGATCAAGCCTGCGGTCGTCGATTTTGAATTCTTCTTGCTGATCAACAGAAACCATTCACGGATCAGCCGCCTGCCACTCTCCGCGTCGTAGGCACCGAAGATGTTCGACACGAAGTCGCGCAACCACGGTCTGCTCAATTCACCCCACGTCGGGCTGCCAGGTTGGTCAACGATCCGCAGTTGATCCATTACCCGCAGGGCTAACAGAGCTTGATCTGGAAACAGCGGCGCAGACGGGATCAGGCTTTTACGCTCGATGATCCGCGTCTCCCAATCGGGGCACGCCGTTGTCCAGGTTGGTGGCATCAATCCACCCGATCCGACAACTTCAGCAACACCGTCGCTTCCAGATCGTTCCCGGCGCTCGTCAGGAATCGAGCCCGGACTGTGCACATCAGCGAAGCGACACCTCGGGGGATCGTGCCGCCCGAGATCTCGAATTGCAGCACCTTCCCGATGGCGGCTTCTTCGCCGTCAGGGTAGGTGATTGACGTGCCGTTGATTGCGGCTGCGCCGAATGTCAAAACACCCTGATCAGCGATGACGGTCTCGGCACTGACGATGGTCTCGGTGGTGTCCAGCAGATCACTGCAGTTGATGTCGAAGACACGTGCGTCGTAGGTGCGCTTTTCAAGAATTTGCATGGTGTCGCTCTCAGTTCAGGTGCGCCACACGAGTGCGGGCAGCGAGTTGTACGAACCGCTGACGGGCGTTGACGATCCACGCGCGAGGATTCCCTTCGCGGAA